GTGTTAACCAGCCGTTGCGCCACAGTACCATTTCAGCGCGTCCGGCTAGCACTGTAGTGGATCTTTCGTCGACGGCTTTTCCCGGCCTCCGAGATCCAGTTCCCTGCGCTACTATTCAGCGCGCAGTGTGTGCCGCAGTTAACACGTCCGGCTCAAGCCTGGCCGCTTACACTGTTTCTTCCATGATCGCCAATCTTTTGGATAGCGAAGTGGTTTTGCAGTCTCCGGCGGTCACTACCAAAGCCCTGGAGCAATATGTGTTCGATTGCAAAGACTCGGCTGATTCGGCGGTCCTTCAGGCTGCCCGTAATCGCCGGCGTCTTCGCAATGAAAGCTGAAAACTCCCGGTGGGTTTGGATGGAGTGTCTGATGTCTCTGATTGTGCCTATTTTGTAGAGGCCCACATCCAACCAAGCCTACCGTTCCTGCGTACTCTTTATCCTCCATCGTTGACAGCCATAGCGCTCAGACTGTCGACCCACCGCGATTTCGAAGTCGTCGTGCGGACCCTAAGGAGTCAATGCCAATTATGCCACACGCTTACTACTGTTTGCCAAACCAATACTCGGATCTTGTGCAATGCGTGTGTGCGTACTCTTCCTCTTTCCAGCCCCTTCGTGCTAGCGAAGGGTGTTACACTGGAGTACAACGCCCGTTATGCTAGGTCACTACGTTATCGTGATCATTTTATACAGCATTTGGGTTTGATTGTACCTAGCCAGTTGATGACGGCTTACAATGTAGATCCTGAGAGTGAATTTCTGGCTTTGTGTTCTAGGGCGCTAGTATACAATGAACTGCCAGATCCAATCGAAGTCGCCAAGTTTCAAACTTGGTTGGACTCCGTCCACTCTACTCTGCACCCGCATTATCCCCAGGACATTCAGCCCAGTAAATTTTCGGACTGGGCAACCTCATCAAACTGCACCGCTACAGTTATTCGAGACTGTAAGGAGGCTTATTCTCGCCTACAAGAGACTAAACCGACCCAACGCTTAGCAAAAAAATATTCGGTCTTCAAGCTTTTCTCAAAATGGGAAAAAGCTATGAAGACTAGTCCGGTTGGTCCGTGTCTTAATAATAAACCACGGGCCATCCAAGCTTGCGGGCCGGCTGCCACCGTGTTCACCGGGACTATGTTTCACCCGATGCAGCATTACTTCCACGAAACTTGGCGAGGCAAATTCAATATCTGTTTCGCTGCCGGTAAATCCGCCGAGGAGCTCTCTCAATGGCTTGATGACCATCTTGAGGGAAAATCGTCTTATTGGGAAGATGATTTTTCTTTGTTTGACTCCACGGTCTCTAAGGACATGCAATTGGTTGCCCTTCGTCAATATATGAAAGCAAAAATGCATCTCAACTCTCCTTGGGGTTGGGCAATTCGCAATGCTCAAATTGACGCTAGTGGCTTCACCCGGTATGGTTGGAAGTATTCTATCTCAGGTACAGTTCGTTCCGGGGTGGCAGACACCTGTTTGACTAATTCAATTCTCAACGCGTATGTGCACCTTTATGGTTTGCACACGTTAAATCCCTCTTTCACGTTTCATGAGTTGCTTTCTCGTGTTGCTATGATGATAATGGGGGATGATAATCTATTGATGGTTGAGGATTGCATTAAAGTTGTCGGGCTCGAGGATGAAATTCGGAAGTTGGGGTTTTTGCCCAAGCTTCATCGAGTTAGGACGCCCGAAGAACTCGTGTTTTTGAACATGCGACCGTATCCTATGGATGATGGTCGCCACCGTTTTGGGCCGAAAGTTGGGCGGATTTTGGCGCGTCTTGGTACCTCAACCACGGACCAAAAACTCCACTCCGCCTACCTTCATGGCTGTTTTAAGGCGTTTCAAGCCTCTACATCTCATATTCCAGTTCTAAACGACTTAGTTGCTCGCGCAATTAATCCTAGTGATGGATTATTGCGCCACTTTGATCGTGGTTTAGAACACTCACTAGAGATGAGGCGGTATTTGTCTTATCAAGCCATGTCAAAACGGGCAGTCCCGGAGTCTAAAGCCACTGTTGCTTTTCTCCTCGCACTGTATGGCATCACTATGGCTCAACTCTGTAGTGTTCGGGGTGCAATGCGGTCCATAGAGCGGTTCCCAGCCTTCATGTTTCACGATGTGGTGGCGAAGATCTGCTCTGTGGACTGTTGACCGAACGCTCAGGGTCGGGCCTAATCAGTAGCGCGCCGGAACTTGTAACCGGCTAGTCTTCACGTAACTACTTATTTCGCGCGAATCGTAGTTTTCTTACAAGTCGTCGAAGGGCAATTTATTGCTAATGCCGACGGAAAAACTTCCCCAATGGTGTATCCCTG